CACTGATAGAAAAATAGTAATTAGGCCCCATCCTAGATGTCCAATACTTGCTGTAGAACATAAATTTAAAAACGTAATTAAACAAATGCCTATAAAACGAGCAGGTACATACGACGATTATGATATACCATTTGATAATGCTCATGCTGTTGTAAGTTGGACTTCAAATCCCGGTATACGTGCTGTTATAAACGGATACCCAGTGTTTACTGGGCCTGCTAGTCTAGCGTTTCCTGTAGCTAATCATTCTCTAGCAGATATTGAGGTTCCACAAATGTTTGATAGACAACAGTGGTTAAATGACATAGCTTGGACAGAATTTACTATTCAAGAAATTTCACAGGGATTACCTTTTAAACACTTGACAGAACGGTTATAGTCTGTTATAATTGTAGTATGAATCAACGTACTATTGAAGACTATCTTGAATTATTAACCGGACACAAAACCGGTGGCACGTTTCAGCTCGAAGCAAAAGATGTAACCATCTTGCAAAGCATAGCTAAACAAGTGTACAAAAGTATCCCCCTTACAGACAGACAATATGATCTTCTCAAAGAAAAACTTGTGCTTTATAAAGATCAGTTTATAACACAGGGATTTACTGATTTAGAGTTAGCACTAGTGACACTACGCATGCCGCTTCGAATAATAGATAGAACTAAAACGATAACTGTTATAGAAGATCTAGAAAGAAAAAAATCATTTAACAGTATTGATACTAAAAAGATTCCCTGGATAAAAATTAGATTTCCATTTGCGAAAAAAACTATAGTGTTAGTTGAAGAAATTTCTTCAGTTGCTGGCGCTGATTATTATCATGAAAAAGGATCGCACGAACACTATTTTAGATGCACTGAAAAAAATCTGTTTAATGTAGTAAACCAATTTAAAGATAAAAACTTTGATATAGATCCGCAACTTCTAGAACAATACGAAAAATTAGTAATCATAGATAGCAATAAAGAAAATTATATTCCAGGAGTTTATAATTTTAAATTAAAAAATCTTGACAAACGATCAGTTGAATATATGATTAGTTCTGTAGGAGAACCCAGTACAGATAATCTTTTAATTTATGTAGACAGAAAAGAACAATATGGTCTTAAATATTTTGACCAACAAGACGTAGACAGTAGCTTAAACAACGTAACTTATCTAGCAAAAAAAATTGCTCTGCGTACTAAATTCCAAGTGTTCATTAGTAATAAAAAATACAATATAAACCAAATAGTAGAAGCTGTATTAGATCTATACAGATTTCCGTTGTTAGTAATATTGCCTACAGGTTGTCAGCTAGAACAGCTTCAAAAAATACACAGAGCGTTTGACGGTGTAGTGCCTTCCGATCTTTCTAGCGTAGTTTTTAGAATGGAAAATAACGAAGAAGGAAGAGAATTCAATAATTATATTAAACGTAACAATTTAAATAATATAGTTGACAATAAAACTAAAATAGTTTATACTGATACTACAAAACTCCCTAAGCCGTTAATCAGATTGAACTGGCGTCCTAGTGCTGTGTTGCTTCTAGACAGTTTTAGACCAAATGGTAAAGTGTTAAATTTTATTGAATCTAGTGATTTAATAATTCATTATGATGAAACGCCTAGTAGATTTATGATTAGGGATATGGATATTATTGAATGACAACTTGTAAATTAATTATCGAAGATGAAGTAAATTTAAAAATAGAAGGCTTATCCGTTGAAATACGTAGAAAGTTAGCTAATGCTTTAAAATTCGATGTACCCTATGCTAGATATATGCCGCAATATAAGTTAGGCAGATGGGACGGCAAAGTTGCGTTCTTTGGTATAGGCGGTACTGGATACGTTAATCATCTAGAAACTATATTAGAAATATTGAATAACAGCGGCGTTGAAATTGCCCACATTGAAGACCTAAGACAAACTATAGCACTTAATTTTGAACCAGTAACTGAAAATTATTGGGCCGATCAAAATGTGTGCTGGCCAGTAGGTCATCCTGCCGCAGGTCAACCAATAGTTTTAAGAGACTATCAAGTAGAAGCAATTAACAGTTTTCTTGCCAATCCGCAGAGTTTGCAACAGATTGCAACAGGTGCAGGCAAAACTATTACTACAGCAACATTAAGTCACTTGGTTGAACCTTATGGACGTAGTTTAGTAATTGTACCTAACAAGAGTCTTGTAACACAAACAGAAGAAGACTATAAGAACTGCGGTCTTAATGTTGGGGTATACTTTGGTGATAGAAAAGAATTAGGCAAGACACATACTATATGCACATGGCAAAGTCTAAACATATTAGATAAGAAATTTAAAGACGGCAGTGGCGTTCTAGGACTAGCAGAATTCTTAGAAGGTGTAAGCTGTGTAATTATTGACGAAGTTCATCAAGCTAAAGCAGAAGTTCTTAAAAACTTACTTACACGCAATCTACGTAATGCACCTATTCGCTGGGGATTAACCGGCACAGTGCCTAAAGAAAAATTTGAATTTGAATCACTGCATGCTAGTATTGGCCCAGTGATAGGGCAGATTACAGCAAAAGAACTACAAGACAAAGGCGTACTAGCACAGTGCCATGTGAATATTTGTCAACTTATAGATTTACCAGAGTTTCGCGATTATCAAAGCGAGCTCAAATATCTAGTCTCAGACAAAGACAGAATAGCTTATATTGCCAAACTATGTACTAAAATTAAAGACAGTGGCAATACGCTGATCCTAGTTGATAGAATTGATGCAGGAAAACAATTAGTAGAACTAATACCTAATAGTGTTTTTATCAGTGGCGGAGTAAAATTAAATGACAGGAAAGAACATTATGACGAAATTAAAGAATCTACTGATAAGGTTATTGTGGCGACTTATGGTGTGGCCGCTGTGGGTATTAATATTCCTCGTATTTTTAATTTGGTTCTTTTGGAGCCCGGAAAGAGCTTTGTTAGAGTTATCCAAAGTATTGGACGAGGTGTGCGAAAAGCTGAAGACAAAGACTTCGTACAAATCTGGGACATCACATCGAGCTGCAAGTATGCGAAGAAACACTTGACAGAAAGAAAAAAGTTTTATAAAGAAGCCCAATACCCATTTACTATAGAAAAAATTGACTGGAACTAAAATATGAGAATACTAACGCTTGACAATCATTGTTTTTCAATGAATAATTTACCAAATGAAATAGAAGACGATATACGATTTAGTGTGCTAGATAATTCGGATCCTAAAAATCCTGATTTTTTCTTTGTGCCTTTAATCTTTATAGAATCGTTTAATGCACCTGCAATGGTACTAGAAATTAACGGACATGAAATAACTATGCCTATTGATTGGAGTGTTGCAGTAGGAGATAGTGAGTGCGGAAATGATTTAGAAGTATTGCCACTAACAAGTATAAACGATAGAGGATTTCAATCGTTCTTGTTTAATCCATTAAGCAGTTTTAAATTTGAATTTGGCACTATAAAAGTTGTTAATTTTTATAACGACGTTAAATGGTACTTTCCAAAGATGCGTAACGGACAACTATTAAGTGTACCTATCACTACAGGCCCAGCACCACTGTGTGCATTCTTTGTTAAAGAAATATCAAGACAGAGTGAACTAATTGATTATACTAATTTAATGTAAGGAATAATATGTCTATTAAAGCAGGAAAAGTTTGGGGACAAACAGAATTAATTCACGCTAATGGTGTACTAGAATTTCATCGCATTGAGTTTCGTGCAAACTATAAATGTTCTGAACACCAGCATGAATACAAATGGAACGGGTTTTTTGTAGAGTCGGGCAAAATGCTAGTACGAGTATGGCAAGACGATCAAGGACTAGTTGACGAAACAATTCTAGGACCGGGAGATTTTACACAAATTAAACCAGGCAAATTTCATCAGTTCGAAGGCATCGAAGACGGTATTGCATTTGAATTGTATTGGGCAGAATTTAATCACAATGATATTGTTCGACGCACATCAGGATCTAAAAGTGGGTAAATTAATTCAAGGTCAAGCGTTAATATATGAACGTTCTGATGGCGTAGTGTATGCACGTTATAGAGATCCGCCTCACAATGTAGAACCTAGATGGATTATAGGCGGAGACCAAGTAGTGTAGTTCATGCTCAAGGCGACTTAATATCTTATTCTGAATGGAAAGAGTTATGTGAACTTTCTTTAGAATATCCTACCCTCAAAAAACTTTTAGATAAGTTAATAGTGACTTACTACACTATAAAAGAAATAAAATGATCCTACAATTATTTGACATTATAATGCAACATATAGTATAATATAGTTATGAGTGATAAATTACCATTAAAAGATATACTAGCAGCCATTGACATGAACGGCAAATCCGTTTGGGATGAGCTGTCTCCAGAAGAACGTAAACAGATTAGTTTTTGGCTGCTGAATAGATATGTTAGCGCAGTTAAAGGACCTAGAGAAAAACAAGAACTTGCTGTGTTTAAAACTAATGAGTATTATAATAAAAACTTTAGTGTGCTAGGCACCAAGCATCCTAAACTGCAATGGCAGCTGATGTGTGTAGCAGGTAACACTGGTAAAATTGAGTACCATGAATGGATTGGCTTTAAACAAAAAGGTCAAAGCAATTCTAAAAGTGTTAAGCTCTTACAACAAATTTATCCTAACATGAAAACAGATGAGGTAGAATTACTTGCTAGAATATCTACAAAAAAAGAACTCCTTGCCCTTGCAGACGAATACGGGTTGGATAAAAAAGATGTCGAACTCTAAACCCTATGTATGCGAGTACTGTGGAACAGGATATACCAAAGAAAAAACTTTGGCTGTACACATGTGTGAGCAAAAACGTAGGCATCTACAGAGATCTGAAAAAAGAGTACAGCTAGGTTTTTATGCGTTTAATCAATTTTACAAACTTAGTGCTGGTTCTAAAAAAGACAAGACCTATGAAGAGTTTTGTAAAAGTTCATACTATAATGCGTTTGTAAAATTCGGTAGTTTTCTAAGTAATGTAAAACCACTGTATCCTGAAAAGTATGTTAATTACATTGTAAAGAGTGGAGTTAGACTAGACGACTGGTGTAAAGAATCTTTATATGAAGCATATGCAATTGATTTAATAATGAAAGAAGGCGTAGAGACTGCGCTAGAAAGATCAATTACCACAATGATGGAATGGGCAGACGAAAACCCTCCTGCACCTTGGAATCACTACTTTCAACATGTAGGGTTAAATCGAGCAGTATGGCACATCAAAGATGGAAAGATTAGTCCTTGGCTCATATTGAATTCCAAGACTGGTAAGGACATGCTAAGTAAATTTAACGATGAACAGTTATCACTAGTATACCATATTATGAGTCCAGAACATTGGGCTATGCGTTTTAGAAAAAGTCCAGCAGATGTTGAGCTTGTCAAAGAAATAACGAAAGAAAGTAATCTATGAAAATATTAATTTTTGGTTTGCCAGGCAGCGGTAAAAGCACCCTTGCAGAACCATTCGCACAATTAATTGGCGGTATATGGCTCAATGCCGATGCTGTTCGAACAGAATACGACGATTGGGATTTTAGTCCCGAAGGCCGTATGCGGCAAGCTATGCGAATGAAATTTTTAGCAGACGGTGTAGTCAAGGCGGGCAAGATTGCTGTAGCAGATTTTGTATGTCCTACTGAGAACGCTCGCAAAGAATTCAATGCAGACTTTACTGTATGGATGGACACTATTGAAAAGGGTAGATATGAAGATACTAATAAGATGTTTGAAAAACCTAATCATTGCAACTATCACGTTAGCAAATGGTTTACAGACACACACCTACAGCTAATGGAAGTTGTAAAAGCGTACATGAAAAATGGAAACAAATAAAAGAAGTATTGTTAAGACTGTTACATGGCGAATAACAGGATCAACTGCAACATTTTTAATAGCATACTTACTGACAGGTAATTTAGCAATTTCAGGTGTAATTGGAATGACACAGATGGTTATTAATACAATACTGTATTATATGCACGAAAGAATATGGAACTTAATTAAATGGGAAAGAAATAATGTTTGATTCAAAAAAACCTACTACACAGATGCTAGGCCGTTGGCAACCTTGGCATGCCGGTCATACAGGACTGTTTAAGAAATGTCTATTAGAAACTGGACAGGTCTGCATTATGGTCCGAGACGTCGGCGGTATTGTTGGCCAGGATGCGGGACAAAGCAGAACCACAACCAAGCAAGACGACAATCCATTTGATTTTCAAACAGTAAAAAGCAATATTATTATTGGGCTAAATGAAGCAGGCTTTACCTACGGAGAAGAATATATTATAATGTTAGTTCCTAACATTGTAGATATTAGTTATGGCCGAGGCGTTGGTTATACATTTACTCAGCACGATCTTGGAGAAGACATCCATAACATTAGTGCTACACAGATTAGAGCACAACTTAGGGCTGAAGGTAAACTCTGATGGATATTGACATAGACTTTGCTGACAGAACTTTAATTTTGGATAAATTAAAACATCGTGTTGCTAAACTTGATTCAAACAAGAAACACAACACAGGAGTCTATGTTACTGAAATTCCACACAATCCAATTGATAATCTATCTACGATAGATTACAAAGAGGCAGAAGAACGTGGATATTTTAAACTTGATTTTCTAAACGTAAGCATATATAAAAGTATTCGTGATGAAGAACATTTAGTTGCTTTAATGAAAAAGGAGCCATTATGGAATTTATTGCAGGAAGACGAATTCGTAAATCTATTATTTCATTTAGCAGGCCATGGGGAAATTCTGAGGAAGACCTGCCCTACTTCACTGGAACAATTAGCTGCCGTCCTAGCTATGATACGCCCAGCGAAACGATATCTGATTGGGAAATCGTGGACGACAATTATGTCGGAGATTTGGAAGAAGCCGGAGAATGATGAATACTACTTTAAGAAGGCCCATGCAGTAAGTTATGCAATGGCTGTTGTTGTACACATGAATTTACTGTGTGAGCAGCTTAACGCTTCGGACGCCTAACTAACTGTACGTTTTTGCGCTTTACTCGCTTTAGTGTTAGATTATTAAGATTAACACAGGGTCCTATTGTTACCCTAACATCTTTAGTATTCATAGTCATTAATGAATAACGAAACGCATCCATTTCCTGTCTGAGAAATATATTAATAGGAATCATACGATTTGATTCCCACCACCATGCTTCGCCTAATTCAATAAACTGTTGTTTTTCTTCAACAGAACGAATTGACGTGTAAACGTACATAGACGTTACATACTGGTCTTGATTAATTATAATACCAACGTATTCGTTGCCGCCGTAATTAACAACGCTTATAAATGGAAAGTTTTCTTGTATATCTTTAGTTAGCATGTTCTCGATAAATAGTGTATGCAGTTTACCCCAAGATATTTAGTCAATAATAGAATCAATATCATAGCCAATGTGGACCCCACTCGGCTAGAGAGGGCTTTCGTTACGGAGTATAGACCAGTGTATCAAAGACAAATACAAGTATACAAAGGCATAGATAATGTCTTACAATTTAAGTTGCTTAATGCTGAGCAAAAGCCCGTCACAAGTATTGAAGAACTTACTCCTAAGTTTGTAGCATTTGACGAAAACAAAAATATGATAATAGAAAGAGACTGCATTGTTCTACAAGAAACCGATAGTACAGTTATTACTAATAAGGGATTATTTACAGTCACTATAACTGAAAACGATCTACTAAATGTTAAAGATCAATTTTTAAACTACAGTATCTATCTAGTTGACAACACTGGTGCAAAATCGTTAACATATGCTAACGAACATTTTGGTAATAGCAGTATTATGAAAATAAGTTCAGATGCATTTCCAGCACCTGCAAACAGTGAAGAGTTGCTAGTTTGGCACATAGAAAATAACAATTATTGGGTTACTGACTCATCTGATGCACAACCTACAATAAATGGTAACGAAGCACTACACACAGCAGTAGTATACTCAACCGGATATGTAGGCACTGTTACGGTGCAAGCAACGCTGGATAATCAGATTGAAGTTGGAACGTATTGGGCAGATATTGCAACATTGACGTTTGACGGAACTGAGTCAGAGCCTGTACCAATAAACTTTAACGGTGTGT